GGAGAAGAACGCGCGCGGGTCAACCGTGTGGAAATGGCGCGACTCAGGAAACAACCACTGGGGCGACTGCGCGCTGATGGCGTTTGTGGCGATGGACGTCTCGGCGTTTAGCCGGGGGGCGGATTCTGGGCTAGACAAGAAGGAAGAGTGATGCTAAAAAGTGTGAAGGATTCGCGTCCTTAAAATGAACACGCAACTTGAATTTAACTGTGGGGCGTCGGGGTTTCTTCATGCTTCCCACGCGAACGACGCTCCGCAGTTTTTGACGTGTTCAACCTGTGGCCGCGTTAAGGCTACCGCGTTTTTCTTCAAAAGAGAAGGCAGCCGAACCGGGAGGCGGTCAAATTGCAAGGACTGCTCCATGGCGGAAGCCAAGAGTCGGCTTAGAGCAAGGGCAGAATCATCACGCGCGTATCACAAGGCATACAGGATTAAAAATAGAGAAAAATTTAGAGGATACGCAAAAAATTACTATCGCAAACACATCGTAAAAAACCGGAAAAGACTGAACAGTTGGAGATTAAATAACAAAGCTTGGTTTGCAGAATATCAAAAAAAGAGGTTAAAAAACGACCCCGCATTCAAACTCAGAAAAAACATCGCAAGAAGAATTGGCCTCGTGCTTTCAGGAGGAAGCAATTCGGAAAGCGTTTTGGACTTGATTGGGTGTTCCTCAGAGTTCTTGAGATTTTATTTGGAGTCAAAATTCAAAGCAGGAATGACTTGGGATAACTACGGATTGAGTGGTTGGCACGTTGATCACATCCGGCCATGCTCTAGCTTTGACCTAACAAGACCAGACGAGCAGCGGCTTTGCTTTCATTTCCTTAACCTACAACCGCTGTGGGCATCCGAAAATTTGAGAAAAGGGGATAGCTTTACCAAAGACTAGACAATAAGCTGAGTTAATGGTAAGTGTTGTCGAACATGGCAACTGGTGTTTTCATTGACTTCTCCGAGGCCGAGGTTTTAGCCATCCGCGCGCAAGCGAAAACGCTGGTGACGGAGGGCAAGACCTTGATGACGTGGGGCAGCGGCAACACTACGACGGGCAAGCAATTTGTCATGCCAGTCAAGGAAGTTTTGGAGGAGTGCCGTTACGCCTTGCGGAAAATTGACCCGGCGCAATACGGCGCGCTGGTGACCAAGGCCCGATGCAATTTCAACTCGGCATTCAACCCGTGAGCGCGAAACCCTTTCGGATTCTTGACCAATACGGCAAGCCGTTTCAAGCGCGGGGAAACTCGCTTTATGACGCGGCCAAGCCGGACAATACGCGGCCATACATGCCCCGCGTTGCGCGCGATTACAACGCGACGGCAGCGGCGGGGCAACGTGAACTCACCAGCCTTGGGCGCTACCTGTTTGCGAACGTCGCACAGTTGCAAAACGCGATTGTGACGCTGGCCAACGTGAGCATTGGCAACGGGTTCATTCCGCAATACTACGGGCGCCCGCAAGGCGATTGGGGAAATCGCGCGGAAGAATTGCTTTACGAGTGGCATAAGATTTGCGTGATTTCGGGCGGGGCATTCGATTGGCGCAATGCCTTGCGCGTTGCGTTGGTTTCAATCATCCGCGATGGCGACACTGGCGTGCTGCTGACCACGAGCGAATCGGCGGACTATCCACAGATTCAGCTTGTGTCCTCGCATCGCATCGGGGCGTATGGCGAAGCATCCGAAATCACAGAAGGCGAGTTTGCCGGAAATCTGCTTTGCAACGGCGCGATTCTAAATCCATGGGGGCGCACTGTTGGCTGGCGTGTTTATGGGCCGGATGGTTCGGACTTCCGCGATTATTCGTCCGCAGACCTCGCAGTTTATTACCGGCCAGACTTCTCCGACCAGACGCGCGGCGTGTCGCAAATCGCGGCGGGGATTCGTGACTGGCAGGACCGTAAGCAAGCTTTCGAATTCCTGCGGTTGGCTTTGAAGAAAGAGGCCAGCTATGCCGTAGTTGAGCACACGGAAGAGGGCCGCATTGACCCGGACGCGGAGGACATAACCTCGACCGCAACGGACACGGGCACGCTTTACGAGGAGCGCGTTGACGGCGGCAGCGTTCGCGTGTTCCGGTCCAACAGCGGAAGCAAGATTGAATTCCCCGAATCCAGCCGGCCGTCGGCAAACTCTCAGGAGTTTTGGGAGCGTGTGACGCGCGACGGGCTGGCCGCGATTAACTGGCCTTACGAACTGACGGTGAACGCTTCCAAGATTGGCGGCGCATCGCTGCGGATGGTAATGGAAGTCGCGCACCGGACCATTGGCGAATACCAGATGATCGCGCAAAAGATGGCCGCGCGCATTGATGCTTGGCGGATTGCGAAGGCGATTCAATCGGGTGAACTCCCGCCGAATCCTGACTGGTGGAAAATCGCGCACTCCGCGCCCGCTGAACTCACCGCGGACCGGGGCTGGTCCTCTCAAGTCGACCGCGAGGAATACAAGCTCGGATTCGTGACACTCAAGGACGTTGCCGCGCGCCGTGGCAAATGGTGGGAAGAAGAGCGCGACCAAGCCGAGGCCGAAACCGATGACCTGCTTATGCGGGGGCGGCGGCTGGCCGACAAGCACGGCATCACGATTGAAGCCGCGTTGTCACTGCTGCAACAGCGCAGCGCGAATCCGCCCGCGATGATGACGGAAGACGATAGCGCGGACGAAACCAATACCGACGATGAAAGCACTACTTGAATCACAAGACCTGCTATTGATTGACCCGCGCCGATGGTCCGCGCGCATTGCCACGCTTGCCGAGATTTCGCCGGGCGCGCCGGGCGCGATGGGTTTTGAGGATGACGACGGCAACGAATGCGACTGCTACGGCGACCCGATTCCGCAGATGACCGTTGACGCGGACGGAATCGCCACGGTGCCCGTGCGCGGCACGATTCAGACAGGGCTGCCTTCCATCGCGTCGGCGTTTGGTTTCGTGGACACCGCGAAAATTCGCCGGGACATGGAAACCGCGTTGGCCGACTCCAACGTGAAGGCGATTCTGTTGGACTTCGATTCGCCGGGCGGATTCGTGAGCGGCACGCCTGAGCTTGGCGCGTTCATAGCGGAAGCCGCGAAGCGCAAGCCGGTTTATTCGTTCACGTCTGGCATGTGCTGCTCTGCGGCCTACTGGCTTGCCGCGCCGTCCCGCGCGATTTTCGCAACGACCAGCGCAGAAGTTGGCAGCATCGGCGTTTATGTCGCGCATCAAGACATGAGCGCACTGGCTGCCGCAATGGGAATCGTGGTGAAGGTTTTCCGCTCTGGCAAATTCAAGGGCGCAGGCGTGCCGGGCACGTCACTGAGCGAGGAACAATCCGCCTCGATTCAGCAACGGATTTCGTCGCTCGCCGCCGTGTTCAAGGGTTTTGTGTTGGAGCATCGTCCCGGCATTGCCGAGGCCGCAATGGAAGGCCAGACGTTTATGGGATACGAGTCCGCGCGCGAGTCGCTGACGGACGCGCTCGTTGCGGATATTAGCGAAGCGAAAAAAATGTTGCTCGCAGACTTGACGTAGTAGCTGGCCTAATGTAAAGAGAAGCGAAACTTATGACAGCACTCCAAGAGCTTACCAATCTCCGCGCGGAAAATGCCTCGCTGAAGGCCGCCGCCTCCGCCTTGCCGGACATCGCCGCACTCACCGCCGCGCGCGATTCGCTGACTGCCGCGAACGCGACGTTGACCGCTGAACGCGACGCGCTCGCCGCGAAGTTGGCCGACGCCGAGAAAGCCAACAAGGATTTTGCCGCTGCTGTGGAAACCAAGGCCGCAGAGGTTGCTGTTCAGCAGCTTGCCGCCGTCGGCGCTGAACCCGCGAAGGCCGCTCCCGCGCCCGCCGCTGTGAACATCCTCGCCGCACTGGACGCCGAGAAAGACCCGGCCAAGCGCGCCAAGCTGTTCAAGGAAAACCGCGCCGCGATTCGCGCCGAGTTCAACCGCACTCACCAAAACTGATTTTCAGTAGCAACCCCAAAACAAAAACATCATGGCCACCTACACCAACCTCGACGACGAGATCATCAGCCAGAGCGCGCTGGAATCTTTCGTGAAAATCCTCGCGCCTTTCCGCGCGTTCTCCACCAACTTCTCGGCTGCGCCCGGCACGCGCGGTGCGAACGTGCTCGTGCCGCTCGTGTCTGGCCTGACTGCCACCACGTTTGGCGGCAGTTATGCCGTGTCCGGTGGCGCCAAGTCCGTCGTGACGATTTCACTGAGCCAGCACAAGATTGTCCACATCGGACAGGACGACATCACTGCCGCGAACAGTTCCGCGAGTTCGCTGGAGTCCTTTGGCCGGCAACAGGGCGCGGCGCTGGCCTTGCTGGTTTTGCAGGACGTTCTCTCGCTGGTGACTACGGCGAACTTCTCGCTCGCCACCGCCGTCACTTCGACCGCGATGGACGTGCCGCAGTTGCGCAAGGCGCGGCTTGACCTGAATCAGAACGACGTGCCTGCCGAGCCGCGTTCGATGCTCATTGACTGCACGCCCTATGATGCGCTGCTCGGCGTCACGAACTTCGTGCAGGCGCACATGTTCCGCGACAACTCCGTGCTGCAAGAGGGCAAGGTGATGCGCGCCGCCGGGTTCGACTTCTACGAACTCAACAACCTGTTCGCCTCTGGCGCGAGCGTGATGGCCTTCGCCGCGCACCCGAACGCCATCGCCGTTGCGATGCGGTATCTGCAACCGCAAGACCCGTCCGCCTACGAGTCCGCCTACGCCGTGACCGACCCAGAAACAGGTCTTACTTTGGGCCTCAGGAAGCATTATGATCCCAATACAGGGACGAGGTTCCTCAACATGGAGTGCTCGTATGGCTACACTCGCGGCCTCTCCACCGCTGGCCGCGTCATCAAGCGCACCGACTAATCTGAGCGCGCACCAACGGCGGGAGGCGACCCCTCCCGCCTTTTTCTTATGGCAAACCAAACCAACGGCGGGGCTTATTTCGCGGGCAACCTGCGATGCGACACGCTCAACGGCGTGGAGCTTTACGTTGCGAAGTTATCGCAATCCGGCACAGATGCTCCGACGGCAACGGTTTTCCGAAACGACCTTGACGGCACCGTGGTTTGGGCGCGCGCAAGCGAAGGCACCTACACTGCCACCTTGACAGGCGCATTCCTCGCGACTACTTACGTGAGTGTGACGCCCGGCATTGAATCATCGCACACAGCGACGCGGACCAGCGCGAACGTCATCACGCTGACGACCTGTGACCCGCACGGCGCGCACGCGCTTGCGGACGATTTGCTTGAAGGGACGTTTGTGGAAATCAGAGTGTATAACTGAGCCAACATCTAACTTGCCGAGCGTGTGAGTCCGCCCGGCGAAGTTTTCCGAAACGCGTTAGGACAGCCGTGGAGACTCACCTCCACGGCTGAATTTTTTATGAGAAACAAAATTAGCCTCTGCATGATTGTCGGCAACGTCGCCGAATACATTGAACGTTGCCTATTTAGCTTCGCGCGCATTGCGGACGAAATAGTAATAGTGCGCGCCATTGGCAGCGCCGCGCCAGATGGCACGCTGGAAATTGTAAAAAAATTCTGCGAAGCAACCGGAACCCCGCTCGTTTTGGGTGAATACAAGAACAAGCCAGAGCACGCCGACTGGCCGCATGTGGACAACTTCGCGGCGGCACGGCAGATGAGCTTTGACCTCGCCTCAAACGATTATTGTTTCTGGTGCGACTCCGACGACATTTTGGAATCAGGCGCTGAACACGTCCGCGCGCACGCGGCGGCGGCGAGGTTTGACGCGCACGTTTTCCCTTACAAAATCAGCACGCTAGGTGTAAGCATCCCGCGCGAACGGCTGGTGAACAGGCGGGCGGGCCGCTGGCAGTATCCGGTGCACGAATGTTTCACGTTCAACGTGGAACCTGTCAGCGGCCCGCATGATGACCGCGTGGTGATTTTACACGCGCCGCTGATGACGAAAACCGGGAGCAACGAACGCAACCTACGAATTCTGCGGAGCATTCCCGACGATGAAATGCATCCCGGCCTATTGTTTCACCTACACGGCGAGCTTCAAGGCATCGGGGATATTGAGGGCAGCATCAAGGCCGCAATGCGCGCCTTTGAAGACCCGCGCCTCGGACGGCCAGAGCGTTACGAAATGTTGCTGAACGTCGCCCGCATGACCACCGACCCAGCGCAACGTGAAACCTTGTTGCACGAGGCTTACAAAACCGACCCGACGCGGCGCGAGGCGCTTGGTTCGTTGTCTGGCAATGCGCTGGATTTCGGCAAGCCGGACCTTGCGCTTGCCTACGCACAACAGATGCGCGCCACTCCCGCGCCGCGTCATACGGATTGGAACAACAGGAAGCATTTTTATGGCTACGTCGGGACGGATATTTACTGCCAAGCGTTGCGCGCGAACGGCATGACGATGGAAGCGGAAGCCATCCGACGTGATGCCTTGATGCGGGCTGGCGGCTGTAAGATTTCGCTGCTGCACGCGACGCGGGGGCGGCCACAGGGCGCTGTTATTGCCCGCAAGCTCTGGTATGACCTCGCGGACCATCCCGACGAAATCGAGCACATCTTTGCATTTGACAACGACGACGCGGAAAGCCACTGCCTGCGCCGGTTTCACCACGTCGAATTGCAACCGGGCGGCGGCTGCGTGGCGGCATGGAATGCGGCGGCGGCAGGTTCGCTTGGCCAAGTTTTGATTCAACTCTCCGACGACTGGACG